GAGAGGCGACAAGATAGAATATCGAGCTGACAGGTTAGGTAACATTGACGTTATCCTCCCCAGGCATATTGAAACCATGATAGGTCTCGGTTATCCAATATATGCAGGCCAGAACCAAGAAGTGTTGAGAGTTGACGACCTTTTATGGCCCAACGCTAATCAGGATAGCGAGTATTGGAAGAGGTTGAATTCAGCGTTACATCGCGAGATTAAAATAGGAGGCTAGACAATGGCAAACTTTTTATACAATACGGCCAAGATGAGAATATGTGCCGGCAGTACGGGTGAAATCGACCTTATAGCCAATACTATCAAGGTCATGGCATTGGAGGACGATACTGGTGAAACCAAGGATGATGAATTTATTGGAGATATCATAACGACTCATGGAGCCGTCGAGGTAACCAGTACTGGGTATACCGGAGGCTTTGGTGGAGCCGGAAGAAAGACTTTAGGAACTAAAGCCTGGGCAGTTAACCAGAGTACCGATCTTGCCTGGTTCGATTGCGCTGATGTAACATGGACTGCTATTTCGAGAGCCGCTGCGGAGTCATGGGTTGCCTTGGTACTTATAAAGGAAGGATCGGATGACACAGATAGTCCGGTTATAGGGCATATCGATACGGCAATCGGTCTGCCATTAATCCCGAATGGATCCAACATCACCCTTACAATCGATGTTGCCGGGATTATCCAAATAACTTAGTTTAAGCAAAAGGAAAGGAGAGGAGAGTAAAGTAAAGTGAGTAACAATGGATCACAGGATCATCCAAAAAATGAAATGGAGTTTGTAACAGACACCTTAGAAGGAGTACAGGCCTTCGCTAAAGTACACAACCTTACCCTATTGGAAGCAACGGCCATACTCCAGCTAAACGAAACCCGGAATGAGCACTGGCATTTCGATCAATGGCACGCAATATTCTATTCCAAAGCTGTACAGGACGGAATACTTCCGAAACCTATAGAAGAAGTTAATAAGAAAGAAGGTTAAAATATGGCCGTAGCAGCTGGACTAATAGCTATTTGGTCTGGAACGCTTGCCAACATTCCAGCTAACTGGGTGTTGTGTGATGGTAATAATAGCACGCCTAACCTTGTAGCTAAGTTTATCAAAGGCGCGGCTACAGGAAGTGAAGCAGGCTCAACTGGAGGCTCAGACACCCATACTCACGCTTCCATGACGGCTGCGGGTTCACATACTCATGGTTTAGGTGCCAGAACTCATACTCATACGGTGGCCGCTGGTGGCTCTCATATTCATACGAGTTCTTCTCAATCTGCACAAAATAATGGGGCCATTACTACTATGAGTAGCACTACTGGCTCGCACCAACACACGACAGATGTTGGTACGTCTAGCCATACTCATACGAGTGCAGATTCTGGTACTCATACTCATGCCATTTCAACCGATGATGGGAGACCACCTTATTATGAAGTAGCTTATATAATGTCGAATGGAAGCGGTCTGGTCGCTACGGGCATTATTATTATCTGGACTGGATTATTGGCAGATATCCCAGCGGGATGGGCATTATGTAATGGTACTGATAGCCCAGATTTAAGAGCTAAATTTGTAAGAGGAGTAAATACTAACGCAACCGATCCGGGTACGACTGGAGGAGCTGCGACTCATAACCATACAGAAACGGCGGCTGCCCATACCCATGGAGCCTCCAATTCGCAAGGTGCTCATATCCATTCGTTTTCGGCTTATACGTGGACTCATAGCCATAATGTTAATAGAATGGTCGCAGGTCCGCTAACTAGTTTTGTTAAACAGAACGATTCTGGAGCAGGTAATCATACCCATGCCGATTCGGATTCTACTGGGGCTCATACTCATACTTTGGCTTCGGCAGGAAGTCATGCTCACGATGTTAATACAGCTTCTAGTTTACCTGCTTATTACGACGTTGCGTTTATTATTAATGCGAGTGCCGATTCCATTCCGGGTAACGGAACTCTAATCTGGACAGGTACGATTGCCAATATCCCTTCGGGCTACGCCCGCGTGGCGGATTTGGATAGCAAATTCATTCGCGGTGCTGCTGCCGGAGATAATCCTGGAGGTACAGGAGGTTCAAATACTCATACTCATACGGATGAGAATAACGCCGACCATACTGACCATACTGTAAGCTCGAGTGGAGCCCATCAACATGCTACTACGGATTCCATTGGGGCTCATACCCATACTACTACAGCCACAACTAATCCCACCGACGGGTATCCGGCACAGACGACGTATAAGGCTTGCAGCGGTTCATCTGGGGCTCATACTCATACTTACGCTAATGAAGATGCTCATACCAATCATGCCGTAGGAAGCGCTTCGGCAGTTCATAATCATAATGACTGGTCTACCGATAACGGTGAGCCGGCTTATTATACAGTCCTTTTCCTTAAATATGTGCCTCCTTTAACTATCACAGGTGTTCCTATTGTAGTAACTTCTTCAATTAAGAACCCGGGTATTTCAGGAAGTGGATCGGTTTCCATTGTCTCGACTCCTTTAGTTGCGGTTAGTTCAATTGTTCTTGGAAACATAAACTATGCCCAAATGATTATCTTGGTTCCTCTGACTGGGGCAGGGTCTATTAAGAATCCTACTGTTGTACCTTCGGGTAGCGCCGAAATTATAGCCATACCGTTAATTGGTACGAGCTCGATTAAGAATCCGTCAATATCTGGTAGTGGAGCTGCGTTTGTAGTTCTGGATCCTTTGGTAGGCGTTTCATCCATCTTTATTTATGATTTTGGCGGCTTCCAGATATCTCCCTTGCCTATCCAATCTCCCTCTTCAATCAAGGCTCCTTCCATAATAGGTACTGGTGATGCTCCTATAATATTGATTCCCTTAGTTGGCATATCTTCTATCAAGGATCCTACTCTGTTAGGTTCTGGGTCGGTTTACATAGTTCTAGTACCTTTAACCGAAGTATCGTCTATCGAGAATCCTTCCATAAGCGGTTCCGGGTCTGCTCCTATATCGCCCGCGGCTATAGTTTTGATCTCTTCTATGATTGATACGGTGTGGGCAGGTGGCGAAACTCTTGGATTGCCTGGCGTCTACGTATCGGGCGCTAAAGTTAGCATCGTTAAGGACTCTTTATCGATATCTAAAGCGTTCGGTGAGCGAGGAACTGCACAATTTGCGGTATCCGACGCAGCCGGTACGTCTATATATCTCAAAGGTATGCCTGTACAAATTTATAACGATCTTGGGAGGCTAATCTTTGCAGGCTTTATTGAAAAACCGGAACCTTATCGCCCGGGAGTTCGAGGTGAACATTTAGTTCATAAGATTACCTGCGTAGACAACAAATATATTGCCGATAAAAGAAGAGTCATACGCGCCTATCAAAATCAAACGGCGGGATATATTGCTCAGGACCTATTTGATAATTATTGGACTCACGAAGGTGTTACGGTAGGCACTATTGAAGACGGGCCTACAGTTATACAGGCCGTGTTCAACTACTTAAAAGGTAACGACTCGCTAGACGAATTAGCTGAAAAGACCAGCATGTATTGGGATATTAACGATCACAAACAGTATTTTTTCAGATCCAAAACTACCAGTCCTTCGCCTTGGGTATTGAAAGGCCGGGATATTGAGAAGGGTAGTTTTGTAGTTGCCAAAGCGAATCCTCTATATAGAAACCGACAATATATACGAGGTCCATTAGCCGAAACAGATTTGCAACAAGAGACTCATTATGGTAACGGTTCCACACTTTCCTATACCTTAGGCTACCCATGTGCCAAAGAGCCCGTTATTACGGTAGATGGCACAGCTCAAAGTGTAGGCATTAAAGGTCTTGAAACAGATAAAGATTGGTACTGGAGTAAGGGAGATTCCACTATAGTGGCTGCGGTCGCTCCAGCAGACGGTTTAGAGATAATCGTAGACTATTATGGTCAATTCCCTATTATCTACAGGGCAGATGATTGGGATGAAATAACCGCTAGGCAACTAATTGAAGGAGGAGGAACAGGTTACGTTGACGATTTGACCGACGCTTCTGATGTAACCTCCACTGCTGCCGCTGCCGAATTAGCCGCTGGCAAATTAGCTCAATACGGTGGCATTGGCCACATGATCGAATTTAGTACCCGTAAAGACGGGTTAAGACCCGGTCAACTATTAAAAGTGGAATACCCCGAAAGGGATCTTGATCTCGAAGTATTTATAACAGACATGAAGGCAGAGCTCCACAGTGGCCAATGGATATATAACTATAAGGCCAGTGAAAGTACTTCTGTAGGAGGCTGGGCAAAGTTCTTCTCTGATATCTTTAAGAAATTAAGATTGATGGTCGATGTCGAAGTAGGTAGCACGGAGATAATCGTCATGTCTTCATCGCATTCGGAAGAATGGACCAGGAGTGAGAGTGTAACGGAAGTCGTTACTTTACACCAAGCACCCGGGCCTGCCTTGTTTCCCGGGCCTGCTGTATATCCTTAAGGAGATAAAATATGTTGAAATTACACCAAGAGGCAGAAAGATCATTTTGGAAGAGGAAGGGCTTCATCAGGGTAGCCATAATTCGAAATGGCAAAATATCCGAAGTCGTTGAATTCCCTAATTTAATCGTAAATGCAGGTCTTAATCTTCAGCGGGACGGGTTAAAGGGTGACGTTTCTGATATCGAAATTAAATATTTGGCTTGGGGTGGTGATAGCACCGCAGTCGCTGTTACTGATACTAAATTGGTTAGTGAATTTGGACGAAAACCAATGACCTCCAAAACTGCTGGAGGCGTAGGTGTTTTGACGAGCTATTGCTTCATCAATTCTTACGAAGGAAACTCTCCGCAGATTGAAGAGTTAGGGTGGTTTGCGGGTGTTACGGCTACTGCTGTTAAGGATAGTGGAGTCCTAATAGCTCGGGTATTATATTCGCATGCCAAGAATGCCTTGGAAACTATTATGGTGACCAGGGTTGACACTATAGCCTGAGGAGGTAATTATGGTAGCTTACGTTAAGAACTACGTTGGTGGCTGGAAGGATGAACCACTCGAAACTACTCCTATCTTGGCCGCTTGCTTAGATAATATAGAAACCCAATACGATTCTGCTTTATGGGCGATGGCTATAGATACCAATCTCTCGGCGGCTTGCCAAGATGCAATAAGTAAGCGGCATACCCAGAATTCAGATACTCATTTAGGCGCTCAGGATCAAGACCTTAATATGAATACTCATAAAATAACAGGCGTTGTGGATCCTGTGGCTAACCAGGATGCCGCGACTAAACTTTACGTTGATTCTGCAATGGCTGGAGGTGGTATCCCGGCAGGTCTTGTGGCTATGTGGTACGGATTAGCTGCTAACTGCCCGGCAGGTTGGCATATTTGCGATGGTACTGTTGGGACACCTGACCTGAGAGGTAAATTTATTAAAGGCGCTGCTGTGGATGCAGGCGGTTCTGGGGGAGCTGCAACCCATACCCACAGCAATCATACGGCCTTGTCTCATAGTGGATGTTCGGTAGCTAACCATAGTGCCGTAGGTCATAGCGGGTGTTCGGTTGCTGAACATGCTGCTCAGTCTCATAGCGGGTCCGCAGTAGGAAATCATTCCAGCTTGACACATAGTGGATGTGCGGTAGCCCCTCATACGGGCAATACGGGAACACCCAGCGCAACATTGGCAAAACTGGGAACAGGTCCTGAAAATGTACCAACAGCAACTCATACTCATAGTTTAGGGACCCTCACACATACCGTGACTCAAGCTGATGCCCATAGCGTGAGTGCTCACAGCGTGAGTCAGCCCGATGCCCATGACGTATTACATCATATTGTATCGCAGGCTAGTGTTCATCCGGCAGTAAGTCATAGTGTTACCCAAGCAGACAACCATTCCATTTCGGCTCATAGTACCGCGAGCAACGAACCTGTTTATTATGAACTTTGTTTCATTATGAAAGTTTAATTCAGGAGGCCACATGGATATTACTTCTGCCGGAATCGCTATTATAGGCTTTCTAAGTGGTAGCCTCTTAACTGCTCTAGGTTTTATTTTTGGCTGGTCTAACAAAGTCACAACCTTACTTAATAATCAGGAAACGATGAATAAATCAATAACTGAATTAAAAAAGAATCTCGATGCTCATATTGCCCAGCCTCCCACTTGCCTCATGCATACAGGAATATTAATTGATGTTGACCGACTAAAAGATAGGGTCTTTGGTCATGAAAGGGGTGATTAATGAAGTGGATGCCTGCTAATTTTAACGATCTTCTGGCCCTTCTCTATTTCCCGTTTGTGCTGGTCTGGGTGATCATGCTGGCTCTCATTTACAAGTATTTCTCTGTGAGTATCATCGAATCTCTCGGACTTGGTACAGCCACCGGCGTCATCCTCTCTAAGTTCTCGGACATTTATCAATTCTATTTCCGGCGGGCTCCGGATGTACCGGCAACCACCTTAGAAACAAAGACTACCAGCGTGAGTACGACTACCACGCCGCCTGCAGAGGGGGATAAGAAATGAACGATATTAAAATAGCTACTGAAGATTATGTGGAAGGCTTATCCCTGGGAGAGCCCGCCAGCGTTCTGGTTGACGGGAAGGATATCAACGGGGTTGTAACGGAATTTAACATGGTCCCGCCGGAACCTCCGGAGCCTGACATAGTTCCACCCGGGGACTATTTATGCTCGGGCATCGAAGTCACAAAAGGCACAATTGTCAGTGGAACGCATGAAAACCTGCACGTTACAGACCAGAACTACCTTGCAATTCAGTCCGCACCTACTGGTAACTATCAGTACGTTGATTTTGAGACACATTTTAATCTGCCAAACGGCAAGGTTGATAAATTAACCCTGCAATTCAGTGGGAAATATTCGGCACTGAGAGGACAAACCCTTTATGCCTTCAATTGGGTAACTGGCAAGTGGTCGCAATCTTTAAAGTACGCCTCTATTGGGAAGGCTGGACTATACTTTTCGGTTAGCCTTAATCCTGCTGTTTATCTGGATGCTGAAAACAGGGTTAAAATACGTATCTACGTGTATAGTTCTGCGGCTTTTGCAGGCTATTATGATTTATTACGGTTGAAGGTGGGTTAATGAGAGTAGCAGCCTACAATGCGGAAGTAAGGCAAGATCACCAAAGCAAGATCGTGCGAAAGTGGTTCGGGCTCTACGCCTGGTTCTGGTTTCACACCCAGTTCTGGCTGGATCCCCTTGACCGCCGTCCCTACACCTTCATATTTCGCGACTGGATTTATCCACATATGGCCTGGTTCCTGGTACTGTTGTTTGCCTGGTATGCCGGAATGTTTGTGTGGCTGTACTGGGCGCCATGGGCGCCAGCGGTGCTATTGGTATTATCGTCCTGGCTGGCAGCTCACCTAGTTTGGGGCTCTCCCTGGGTGCCTAACCAACAAGAAGAACCGCAAATAGAGGGCTGGTAAATGAAACTCAAAGAGGTTTTAGAACTTATTGGTGATGGAATCATAGTCGCTGCAGGCATTACCTATACTGTCATTTTCGTACAAATTTATATGCTGGGGTTATACGGCGCCGAAAACAATCCCTGGATACTTAAAGCTGAAATGATCATGGGCCCTGTTTTTTCCCTCTTAGGCATCTATCTACTTATCCGAGACACCCGCAGAATTGGTAAAAAGCCTTAGCTTGCCGGAGTGATGACCCGGCAGGCTCCCTCCCTAATGGTCCCGGTCTCCCCTCAAAAGGAGGCTGGGACTATTTTTTGTTTCAGGAATGGTAATCTGGTAATCCAAATGGTAATCCAACTTTTTTGATTAGAACAAATATTCGACACAAAAATGATCAAATTGAGGCTAAATAGTGGGAGGTTAAGATTTATTAACTGAGGCTAAAGTATGATTAACGTAGGTTTCGAAGACCGATGCTCTATCCACTGAGCTACGGGCGCGCAGATTCGAATTAGAGGGTAGTGGGATTAACATAATAATAAAATGGTAATCTTTTGGTAATCCGATTAGCTTTGGACATTATTTTTGTCATCCACATTATTGTATTCCGGTTTGAATACTTCGTCAAAGCTCTTAGCTGCCGCCTGCTGCATGGAAGGCGTGACATGGCTATAAGTATCTAGGGTGATCTGAATTGAACTATGCCCCAGTCTCTCCTGCACGATCTTGGGGTGTATCCCCTTCTTGAGCATAATAGTCGCCATTGTATGCCGGGCATCGTGTAATCTGATGTGCGGTAGATTACCATGGATGGTAATCCTTGACCACGCCTTGCTAATGGTATCCGGCCGGTAAGGTTCGCCGGTGTCCAGGTGGCAAAAGACCAGATCACCATCATTTATTTTTGTTTCCAACTTTTTATAGACAGCCTTTGATTTCTCATAGTGTTCTTTTAGTATCAGGTAAGACGTGGGGGTCAGTGGTATATTCCGTTTTGATTTGGCTGTTTTGGGGGATCGGTAGACTATTTCACGGCCTTTAATTATTTGCATGGATCTGTTAACGGATATTTGACCATATACTAAATCAATATCTTTCCAACGCAAGGCCAAGACCTCACTACGTCTCATTCCTTCGAATAATGAAAGCTGGAAGATTGGATAATATTCTGTTTTTTTAGCTTCTTCCAGAAACTTTACTACTTGATCCGGTTCATAAGTAGACATTTCCGGTTTATTAACCCTGGGGCTTTTTGCGCCTTCCGCCGGATTGCGCTGGATTAATCCCCACTCGATAGCTGTTTCAAAGGCCTTGTGTAAAACGGCATGATGGTTGCGGACGGTTTGAGCGGCTAACCCGGATGCCAACTTATCCGATTGGTATTTAGATATCCGGGGAGTTTGCAGGTTGGTTAATCTAATTTTACCTAAAGCAGGCTTGAGATGTTTATTGACGATAAGTTCATAATTGGCATGGACGGCCGGGGCCAGGTTTGGCTTTGAATAATCCCGCAGCCAGCGATCTAGAAATTCCGCTGCGGTGACCTTCCCGGGTTCAACCCAGGTACCCTGCTGGACTTCGTAGAGTATGCGGGTAGCCTGATCATTTCTGACTTTGTAATTCCCCTTGAGGGCAGCCCACTTTTGCTTCTTCTTGCCGTCTTCGTTTGTCTCGGTAGATATTAATAGCCGGTATGAATTGCCGCGCTTCTGAATATATCCTGTCACATGGCCACCTGAATTATTTCTTGAAAAATAATATTAAGGGGTTATTTACTTGTCGAAAGGGTAACCACGCCGTAAGCTGCCGTTGTTTCAGTTTCCGCTACCACTTTACCCTTTTTTGATATCTGGGCTTTTAAGAGATTGTTATTGTCTGTTGTCTTCTGAAACATACAGGAAACAATCGAGCCGGATATTGTATAAGTTGCGGGAACTACACCCTCAATGCTCTTTGAATTAGTGCTTCCACTGTCTACACCCATGTACGAACCATTGAAAGGCTGCCCGGCTGTTCCACTTACGCTAATAGTGTATTCCTCAACACTCACACCACCGCAGGAAGCGGTAGAAGCAACCAGTAAAATAAAAACTACAAGGTAAAATAATCGACTTCTGTAATTCATAAAATACCCCCTAATATCTCACCGCGAGGTCTATTCTGATTTATTAACATCCGAAGTAGGAGTAACCGGTTTTTCCTGCGGAGGAGCACATGTATTTACAACTGCAGGCGAAGCTTTTTTTGCTGCGGGTTTTTTATTTGGAAGACAAATCTTGACTTTATCCATCTCTCCCAGGGCGGCCTCGTTAAGAATATGACGGATAGCGCCCACAATCTCCTCAGGGCTAACATTTACATCCGTGCTTTTCTTGATACCGCGCCGGATCATAGAGATAGACTCTTCGGAAACGATCAATTTAACAACGTTGTGGGTAGTAAGGACATTACTCTTTTCCCAGATTTGCTTTAATCCACCCTTTTTAACATTTTTGTAGCCAATGGCTGTAAACTTCTCGACTATGACCGCCGGATCATCTTCTATCAAGTCCCAGGAGTCAAGAATTGTAGTCTGCGGCGGCTGGCCGAAGGAGATATGGTAAAGCTGCCAGACCTTGCCATTGGTTAGTACAGCCCACTCGCAGCCTTTATTTATAGCGTAAGAGGCAGTTTGTTTGAGGTGTTTTTCGGCAAGCTCCATGGTTGCCTTTTTGATTTCTATGAGGACGGTGGGTACCTTCCTATCCTCCTCGATACAGATAGCAAAGTCACAATAATCTGAATCGCCTATGGCATGTATGGCGTGCTCGCTGGTGATGTGTTTAAATCTGTTATAACCCATTAGAGACTCAAAGATTACTTCAATACGGCGGCTGGTTTCTGCTTCGCTTATATCAGTCCGAATAGCTTCCTCAATCATCGCCTTGGCATCATTAATAGCCTTTTTGGTTTCCTTGTCGATGGGAATTTTACTCATAGAAATTCTCCATTTTCTCTAATAGAGGTCTATTTTTTAATCGGTTTTCTGCCTTGGGGTTGGATATATATCACCCTTCCAACTATCTCAACTTTATCAAACAGGAGAGGTTTATAATCGGGATTGGAAGATTCAATGCTGAATTGATGATCGGTTTTGATTAGGTGACGGACGACGCTCTCGCCTGTATCGGGGTCTCTAATAATATATA